TCATGCTGCGGTCTCCTTTGTGATGGCCGGGCGCTTGACGGGGAGGGGGCAAGTGTCAGGCTGGTCCCCGCCGCAACGAGCCATCGGGGCGGGCCGAGTTGTCAAACACTTGCCCGGAGGCTCCCGGTCAAGCGGGCTGCGAGCGTCGGGTCGGGCCGGGTCGGGGGGCCGGGGTTGTAGTTCTGTCCGGCCCGGGGGGTCGTAGAGGTCGAAGTAGTGGCCCAGGGGAGCGATTTCGATTCGGCCTTGGTCCCACAGGATCAGTAGTTCGTCTCCGAACGGGTCGATGGGAAGCCAAAGCCAGACGGCACCCGGTAGTAGGGTGGAGTCCTCTGCTACCGAGAAAGACGGCAGGGGCATCACGCCCCCACCGCCTTGCTCTTGGAAGCGGCCGAACGAGCGGGGCTGGTGCTCTTGCGGGGCTGGCCCTGCTCGTCTGCTTCTCGGATGGCGTCGCCATGGTTGGCAACCTCGTCGCTCGGGGGAACGACTGCGGGCTCGGCCAGCTGGGCGAGTTCCTGCTCGGCTGCCTTCTTGGCGTGGTAGTTGATGCGGTGCCACTTCTCGTGCCCCCGGAAGATGGCGACCAGGCCCTCGGCCTTGCCGGTGAAGTCGGTCGTGCGGGGCGTGCCGTCGAGGTCCGTACAAGGGGCCAGGGTGCCGTCAGCGCGGACCTTGTCGATGCTGCCGCAAGCGCAGGAGACTTGGAACCCTTTCTTGAAGGCTCGTACGGAGAACACGGGGAAGGAATCGGTGGTGATGGTCATTGGAATTGTTCCTTTCTTGGGTTGGAACGGGTGCGGTTGCACCCGTTAGTTGTGCTGCGAACGGATGGTGTACGTGTTGCACACGGTCTTGAAGCTGGGGGAGCAGAAGAAGTCGATTTCGTCCCGGTCGAAGTAGCCAACCGAGTCGAGATACGACCGGTACTGCTCATCGGCGATGTCCTCGGGGGTGTGCTGGTAGCGGTTGGCGGAGCTACCGAAATGGCGGTCGAAGAGAACGCCGACTCCGACTACGGAAAGAACCGTGATGACTCCCGATGCGATCAGCCATACGACGATTTCGGTGCTGGTCCAGTTGTTCATGGTGTGGTCTCTCTTTCTGTCTGTCCGGTGAAACTTCACTTTCAGAGAACCCAGCACAGGCTCCTGTCAAGGGAGCAGTTGAGAGAAAAAAGTTGGTGCGCCAAAAGAGAAAAGAGCCAGCGAGCGGCGGTATCGCTCGCTGTCAGGCACCAAGTTTTTTCTTGCCCTTGACAGGTGGTTGCCTGGGCTGGGTACTCAAGGGGTAGCTCGCCCGCCCGGAACGGTGTAAGCGGCAGCGGCCGGGATCGCCGTGCGCAGGGAAAAGCGAGCGGAGAGGGGGCGCGCACGGCACCCGGCCGCTGCTCATCGTTCCCGACCGGGTAAAGGGAGCGTCGGGAACCGGGCGGGCGGCGGTTTCGATGTGAGGGGTAGACCGCGCTCGGGCAGGAGTAGGACCGCGGAGCGTTGGGGGTCTGGGGGGTATCCCCCCAGGGGGTGATTAGCGGGTGCGCCGCTTCCGCTGGTCGTCTATCGCTTGGGCCTGGGCGATGAGGGGTTTCATGCCGGGGAACGCGCGGCTCGCTTTGGCATCCGTGAGCGTTCCCAGCTGGTGGATGCGCAGGCCGATGGCCTCCATGAGCGCGGTGAGGCTGACCCGGTAGTGCGACGCGAGGGTGTGCCACGCTTCCATCGCCTCGGGGGTGAGGTCGACGGGAACCCGCTTGCGGGCCGGGGGTTGGGGGGCGGTGCTCATTCGGCGTGAACGTACCCGGGAACGGGCGTTGCGAGGGGAACGTCGGGGCATGTACGTGAGGGTACGTCGGACCAGTATGCGTAGGCCGAATGGCCCAGCCAAGGGGAAAAGCAAAGTTTTCCCTTGACGGTGCGGGTACACGCGATGCATGATGACCGGCGTCAATAGCCCGGGGGGGGACGGCGGTTCGGGGGGGCGGTTACCCCCAGGCTTCCTTGGCTCCTTGGGCTCGGCGTCCCTCCCCTTGAACGGAAGGGGAAAGCGATGGGGATGCCGCAGGGTGTGTTCCTGATCGGACGCCTTGTAGGGGACAGCCCGGTGCTCTACAAGAACGGCGACAAGGCCGGGGAGGAAGTGCCGGGGCTCCGTGAAATCACGGTGCTCCCCGAAGGTGCGAGCGAGGCGCTTCGTGCGTCGTTCTTCGCCGTCGAGTTCGGGACGCAGGTGCCGTCCCGGGTCTGTCGGGAGTTGGAAGGCGTCACCGCTGGTGCGCTCGTCGGGGTCCTGATCGACCAGGAAGCGGCGCCATCGGCGAACGGCAAGAAGGCGTATCTCAACAACCGCGCGGTGGGGCTCTACGTTCTCGGCGACGCAGACCCGGCCACGAACGGCAATGGCAACGGCAAGGCTGCGGCTCGGGCCGGGGCCGCTGCCTAGGGGCGTGCGTCGGTGGTCGGTGCGCGCGTGTATCTGCATGGTCGTTGCGCTGTCGTCGCTGATGTTCTCGCCGGGGGTCGCCCGGGCGCAGACGGAGACGACGACGACAACGACGACCACAGAGGCACCGACCACGACGACGTTGCAGACGGTGATCGTGTCCGGGACCGACGACCAGGGCGTCGAGGCGCTGCTGTGTGTCGGCGCTCTGGCTTGCGGCGTCGTCGTCGGCGGGGCGTTGGTGAAGCGATGACCGACGTTGCCGTCCAGCTGTTCACGGCGTTCATTCCGCTGATTGTCGTGGTGTTCGGGCTTCGGTACCTGCTTCAGCTGCTGCATCGCACGGGGAATTCGTGATGTGGACGCTGGAACCGGTGTTCCTGGTGGCGTGGAGATGGGGGATGGTCGTTTGGATCGCTTGGTCCGCCGTGTGCAGCACAGTGGTCGTCGTCCTGCTGCTGGTGGCGGTGTCAAGGAGTGGGCACGGTGCTTCATCAGCTGGGTCTGTCAGTTGACCGTCTGCCTGCTCGGGATGGCGTGGTCGGCGGGCTTCTTCGCCTGGCTGTACCACGCGACCGGGGGCGTCAACCGGTGAGCGAAGGCGCCTCGTTGGTCCTGGGATCGTTCCTTGTAGGCGTGGTGCTGCGGGTCGTCGTGGCCCTGATGTTCCACGCTGCGCAAATCAGGGACTGAAAGGGGGGTTGATACATGCACAAGCTGTTGAAGGCGGAAGTGGCAATCGGCATCCTGGCCGGAACGCTCCTCCTCTCGGCGGTCGCAGCTGCGGCGGATACCGCGTCGCAGATGGGGTCGTTGGCGGGAAGCGCTGTCAGTCAGGCGACGCCGATCGTGCTCGCTATCGCCGGGGCGCTGGTCGCCCTCGCAATCCTCTCCTGGGGCGTTGCGTGGGTGTTCGGCGTGTTCTCTCGGCGTCGGGTGCGGGTCTAGGGGCCATCCCCCTACGGAGGCATCCGGGCCACCAGCTCGGCCGGGAAGTCACCGCCCGGTTCGTTCGGGTGCCTCCGCATGGGGATTGCGATCTTGGGAGTCATCGTTGGCGTGGTGTACGTGGTCGGTCGGCGTCGGCGTATGCGGCGGCGGATCGTGACTACCACGCAGGCGCTGACGAACGTGATGGGCATGCGTCCCCCCGATGCCCCCCGGTTCGCTGTGCTGCCCCGTGCGTCGCTCGTCGGCGGTCGGTTGCAGTCGCTGGCCGGTGTCGTGATCGGGTGGTTCGGCGGAGGGCGTCGTGCGTTGTAACCGGTGGGTCGCAGGCGGGCTGGGCCTGACGCTCGTCGTGTTGCAGCTGCTGGTGTTCGCTGCGCCGGCGTCTGCGACGGTTGGGCCGGCTGAGTCCATTGTGACGGGCGGCACGGGAACCACGCTGAACCCGGGCACGGGTTGGGCTGGTGGCGGCGCCGTGAGCTTTTGCGAGCAGTCCGGTGGGCTCATCGTGTCGTCGTACCAGTCGCTAACGGGGTCGGGTTGCTCGCCCACCGGTGGGTCCTCGCCGGGCAATCATGCGCCGTCGGCAGTGTGTCTTTTCACGGGCGGCAGTTTCGTGTCGGCGAACTACAGCTACTTCACCGGCTGGGACTTCTACCCGTCGAACTACGGCGGTGGGTCGGCGTTCGCTATGGCGGCGGGGACGGGGGCGGGCGCTCACTGGTACACGGCGACGAGCTCGGGAGAGTGCGGCCCGGCGAGCGATCCCGGCAACGTTGTGACCGACGCAGTGGTCGGCACGTCGACGTGTTCACGGACGTTGACGGACACGTCTGCGATGACCGCCGAGTACACGGCGAGCCGTACCGGGATGGTCAATGCGTCGGTGACGGCCTGGTCCTGGGACCCGGGCGATTCGACGGGGGCGATTACGGGGAGTGCGAGTGCGAAGCACACGTACGGTGCGTTGAGCACTCAGCCGCTGAACGGTTGGACGGCGACGCTGACGATGACGGTCACTGCGACGGCGGGCCATGCGTTCTCGGACGGGACGACGACTAAGACCGGCACGTGTGCGGTCCGGGTCGATTTCTTGCACCCGGATCAGGTGACGCCAGGGTCGACGGGGGGCGGCGCCGGTTCGACTGGCGATAGCAGTCTCGACGCCTGCCTGCCCTCCGGTTGGTCGGTGCTGAATCCGTTGGCGTTTGTTGGCGGCGTCGGTTGTGTGCTCAAGGTGCTGTTCATTCCGACCACCTTGGACACGTCGACAATCGCCACGAACTTTCAGAATGCGTTTCCGTTCAACTGGATCGGCGCGATGGTGTCGGGGATCGGCGCGTTCGTGACGGAGGCGACGACGGCGACGTTCGGCATCGGCGGGACGGGTGCCGATAACTGTGGCTTCGCCGTGACGGTTCCGTTACATGACATACCAGGGGTCGGGGGGGATAACGACTGGGTGATACGGCTGCCAACGCCGCCCCCGCCCACGTCGAACTGCGAGGGGGCGATGTTCTTCAAGGGGTCGGGGCCAGACACGCGCCATGAGATTGACAACGACGTGGGCGACATTTGGGGCTGGCGCTCGGACCTGCGGGACATTGAGAAGTTGCTGCTGTACATCGGGTTGGGCACGTGGCTGATCGCACGCTTCCCGTGGTCCCGGGACGCGGCATCGGGTTACAGCTGGGACGACGACTCGGGCATCTACCCGAACTACGCGCACGCGCCGTACACGGGCGAGAGTCACGGCGATGGCGGGCGCTTCGATGATTTCCGGACGGGGCTGTAGTGATCGTTACGGCCATCTGGACGCTGATTACTGCGCCGGTGAACGCCATCCTGACGTTGCTGGGGTCGTTGCCGTCCCCGCCCGATTTCGCCGGGATGGTGAATGGGTTTCAGGTCCCGGGGGGTCAGCCGGTGCCGGGGCTGCATGGGCTGTTTCAGCTGCTGGCGTGGGCGAATTGGTACGCGCCGGTCTCGGACATGCTCGCGGTGTTCTCCATCGGGTTGACGGTGATCGGTGTCGTCTACGGGTTCAAGGCGACGTTGTGGGTGCTGGCGAAACTCCATATCACGGGGGGTGGCGATGAGTGAGGCGGTAGCGGTGGCGAGGGTGTGGACCCTTGTGTTCGGTGCGCTGGCTGCGATGGCGTACTACCGGCAGGGGTTCTGGCGGTGACGGCACACCGCTTCGCCATACGTGCGTTCGTTGGGTACAACGGCGACGGCAAGTCGCTGGCCGTGGTGGACCGCATGGTGCTCCCGGCCTGGGCCGAGGGACGGCCGGTGTTGTCGAACATGACGCTGTACCCGGAGAGGGCGGGGTATTCGTCGGACCTGTACGTGCCGCTCGATTCGTGGTTGCAGCTGGTCGACGTTCCCGAGGGTTGGGCGATCGTTCTCGATGAGGTCACGTCCGTCTTGCCGTCGCGTCAGTCGATGTCGGTGCCGCCCCAGCTGCAACGGGTCACCAAGCAGATGCGCAAGGGTGGGCACATCGTTGGGTGGACGGACACGAACTGGTCCCGGGCCGACGTGATGCTGCGGGAGGTTACGCAGGGGGTCACGGTGTGTCGTGGTTCGGTCGCTGATCCCTGGGAGCGCGACGAGGACGGTCGGGTGGCCCGTGACCAGGACGGGCGGCGGGTCCGCTACGGCGGGGCGTGGCCCCAGTATCGGCTGTTCCGGTGGACGACGTTCAACGCCAAGCTGTTCGATGAGTTCACCTATAGCCAGGCGAAGGACCTGAAGCCCTTGAGTCGCCAGTGGTATTGGCGTCCTCGTAATTTGGCGCACCGTTGTTACAAGACGCGGGAGCAGGTGTCCCTGATGGACTGGCTCGATGAGACCGGGACGTGTCCTCGCTGCGGTGGACAACGGACCCGTCCGAAGTGTAAGTGTCCGCCTACGCAACCGTCCGCCGTACCCCCGCAGGGGGCGGCGGACGAACGAGACGGGACTGGCCCTGCGGTCGGCGCGCTGCCCACGGTGCGGGACCCGCACGGCCCCATCGTGTCCAGACGTCGGGAACCCAAGGTTCGGCCGTGA